AACATCATTACAATTGAGTTTGATAAGTCACTATATAAGTAGTCTTGAACCATATTATTTTTACATTTTTGTATAGAATAAGGTTTTAATTCAAACTTTTCACCCTTAATTAACCACTTAGCATCACATGGCTGTATAGTATCTGATGCTCTAAATGGTATTATTGGTGTTGGTTCAACTATAACCTCAACAATTGGCTCAAATTTAGTTAATTTTTGGTCAACATATAGCGTTTCACCCCATTGATTTTGGTAGAGATACAAAGAAGTATCTCCCATGTAGTGATTTATAAAGGTAAATGGTTCAGTTTTCTTGATTTCCTTACGAATAACTACATAGGTAGTATCATAAGTAATCTTAGAAATGGATTGAATGGTATCTTTTACACCATCAGTCATTGTTACCCCCTTTCTCAGTTGGTTTCCACACCCATTTCAAGGTAACAACCGCACCAATTATATAGGCAAATGACTCTTTATCAATTTTCTTGGTAAAGAATAGCCAAAAGCCTATAATAGATACCAATGAGCCTATAGTTAAATGCCAGTACACCATAAGTAAGTCAGCTATTTGTTTGAATTTCTTAGGGTCGATAGCCATATCAACTATACGACCACCTTAAAATATAGTTCTGCTTCTTTTTCTCTTCTTTTAACCAAACCTTTCAACACAACACCACCACCACGATTCCATTTTAAGAACTCTAAAGCTATATTTGGGTCATTAGGGTTACTTAGTACCTTTTTGAGCAAGGTAGATGAACCTAATGCACCTAATCCACAATTAAAGGCAAATGATACAAGTGCATCAAATTGATATTGTGTTAACTTAACTGACTTAGTGTACTTAGATACGTATATATCAAAGTCTTTAAGGGTTGCTATGAGTAATACTTCTGCTTCGTCCTTATCTCTTAGCACATCTCCCATCTTGACATTAGATTTGTCAGGATAAAAGGTGCTTCCGTAGCCAATTGTAGCAACACCAGCACTACACTTATAGGCATTGAGCCTAAGTCCTTCAAATTCTTTGACCAATTGAATACCAGTCTTAGATATATTCATATTTTAAAGTGTATCAGTCGAATGCCGTTGTTAGATGATTTCATATTGGAATGCTATAACGCAAGATGTTAAATCAGCATTAGTATTTGCAGTTGTGATATCTACTTGCATAATACTGCCGTTTGAAATAATATTTATTGCAGTTATTTCAGCTAATGAAACGCCATCTTTAGACCATTGAATGACTCCTTGCAATTGCTTGTTATCTGTAAATGTTGTAGCAACTGGAAGTGATAAATCAAATGAGCCAGTATCTTCTGCAACATCCAATGTGATGTCAATTAACACAAATGCATTAACAATATTTCCAACTCTGATAAATGTACTTGGTCTAGGGAAAGTTGTTAAATTAGTTTCAGCACTTGCAGTCGGTGTATAGCTTCCACTTGAAAACATATTCCCCACCTCAATCTGCTTGGATGTGCCTTCGGGTGATTGCGATGTGTCGCTCACATCCACGATGTATAATAAGTCTTCATTGACAGCTGTGGTCAATGTCGCTAAGTCGGTAATTTTTACTCCTGCCATGATTCAATAATTATAGGTTTGTAAGTTATCAAAGGTAAGGCTTTCACCCACTCAATTGAGCATTGCTCAACTTCTTCGATGCTGATGATGTAATTGCCGTCAGCATCCAAGATAGGGTTGAAATAATTGTCTGGCATGAACTGAACGCCAATAAGGCTCTGAGCCTCTTCGTATGTTAGTAGGTGAACTTGCATTAGACTTGACGGGATAAGGTGGTGTTAAACGCTTGAACGGAGTTATAGAGTGCCGCTGCTTCTCCATCAGTCAAGCCGCTTCCGATGGATGCAAAAGCGCATTGTTTTCTTGAGTAGAATTGTGCCGTTCCGTTGTTATTCATAGCACCTAAATAATGATTTATATTTATTGGAGTTGTGCTTATCAATGTAGTGCTTTGAACAGATTTTGTGGAATTTCTCCAAGCATTTATTAAATTAGATGCAGTTCTATTTGCAATATAAAAAGCCCTTGAATCAGTATCTGCAAATGTTATTGTACCAGTTCCATTGTTAATTCTAAAATAACTAATATTAGCAGTTCTTATTTCAATTAAAGAACCATTGTTACTAAGAAATGAACCAACTTCAACTTCTGTTAAATTGGAATTAGTCCTTGAGTAATAACTTAAATGATGCGAATTTTGAGATGCGTTTAAACTCGGATTAAAAAATGTATTTGCAAATGAAGTACTTCCATTAGGCAATGCACCTCCGCTGGAATGCACCCATCCACCCGAGAACAATAAGCGGAACGCAGCGTTGGTATCGGCAGGATTCTTAAGGTTAAACTTATGCGTTGTAGCCGTTCCACCTACCATTGGATAAATCGCATTCATCTTTGCCCAAGTTCCATCTGCTTTCATAGTTGTTACCAATGTGCAGATAGCAGATGTGATAGTGGCATCTGTTATACCAGCCGCTGCAAGGAATGCAACTGCATCAGCATCGGCACATCCTCCACTCGCATACCAATATGGGTTGACTAAAAAACTCATGCGTAGTTTCCTATTAACATAACCTTTAAACCTTTTGCAGTTCCATCACCAATCTGGTCTATGTCAATAGTAATCTCTGAATCATCAGCAAGATTGACATCACTAATAACTGGTGGAGTGGCAGCAGTTGTACTTGTCTTTTCTGTATTGTCAATCGTCAACTTTGTAGATAATATTGATGTACCACTTTCATTAATGTCAATGGTGAATATACTACCACTTGCTTGAGCCGTTGTTAATGATGCTCTAACTGATGTTAGTGTAACTGCTCGTGGCATTCTAAATGTAATCTTTGCCGTTCCAGTTGTTAATGCAGTAGTTTCATCTGATGCTGCCACAACTAACTCAAATGGTGTATTCCAACTTCTATTAGCAGTTAAGTCGTAAGATGTACCATTGATGGTTAGAGTTCTTGCATCAGTAACTGGTGTATATCCTAATGCAGTAGCAATTGTTTTATTTTTCCACAACTGAGTAGATGACTCATAAATCAATGCATCATTATTGGCTGGTGAACTTATAAAGCAATTATGCAATTCGTCCAATTCCCACCCGTTCATTATTTTGACATATATCGCACCTTGACTTGCGTGAGAATATTCAACATAACCAATGACCACAATGTGCCCTGTTGCTCCTGTCGGTTTGATGTTGGTCAACCTTCCTGCCGTTGTTGGTGATAAATATAGTACATCACCATCCGCCCAAGTTTCACCTTGCAATGAACCAGTAGTATTAATATCCAACAATTGACCCATAGTTATTATGAATCCTTCTTGATTGGTATTGATAGTCTCTGTAACAAGACCAATAGTATCTGCACTATTGTTGTCTGTATCTGCTTGAGCAAGTGCCACCGATAATCTACCACCAGTAGCACCACTTACTCTTACTGCTTGATATGATGCTTTGGTAAGAGTAGTATTAGGTGTCACCTTATTAACAATACGAGCAACCAAGTCAACACCATTTTTCAATGTTACATTACCACCCTTGAGCAATGTCTGAGAACTGCCGATGGTATTGTTCCACTCTGTAGCACCCACTACAAAACCAGCACCCGATGGAGATAAATTAAGAGCAATATGGTCAGCAGTCACATTGTGAGTTCCCATATCTAAGTCTTGAGTTGCACCAGTATATGGTACAAATCCACTAACATCAGGAATAGTTGGGAATGGTTGAGGTGTTCCTAATCCATCTAAATAGTCTGTACTTAACCCCGTTGGTACATTAAATTTACCATCAAATGTATTCCAATCTGTAGAACTTAAATAGCCATCTGTAGTACCATCCGCTTGAGTAATTGATATGTCAGGTGTTGTACCACCAGTTGAAGACATTGGTGCAGTTGCAGTAACATCTTCTACTATTGTTGCTGGTAAAATTGGAATAGTAGGTTTGTTTAAAATCTCACTTACTCCGCTTGTAGAGTTCCAATCAGAGTTAACTTGTGCATTTGGAATGGTAGGTTTATTTAGTATCTGATTGTTGCCACTTGTTGCATTCCAATCTATAGGTCTTTCTATGGTTTGAAAACCAGCACCAAGATTAACCCAGTAAGTAGTATTAGTAGGTAATAATGAATCATTGTTAGCAATGCATCTGTAGATGTTGCCGTTGTACCATACTACATTACCAACAAGATACTGATTACCAGTTGATGCAAGATGGTCAGTTGAAAATGCAATAGCAGTCATTACACCACCTCCACCACCACCACCAATTGCTACCAATGGGTCAGCAGTAGTACCATTACCAATGATAGTTACACCATCTACTGCTACTTCAGTCAAGCAAGGTGTACAAGGTTGAAAGTCGGGTAGTGGAATGTCACCAGTAGCACACACATCATAACACCCATCTTCACTTGAACTTACTACAGATACATCAACATCAACTGCAACACAAGCCCACTCATAATTAGCCGTCAAAGATTTAATCTCATTGACATAACCATTAGGTATTACCTCATATTGAATGACTCCAATTGATACTTTGAAATCGGAATCAGTTCCACTTATCAGTCTATAGATTCGTGATGCTATCCAATCTTGAGAGTCTTCACTATCACAAGGTAGATGCGACTTTCTAACAACTGCATATGCAGTCAATGGAAAGGTTGTTAAGTATAAAGTCTTGCAACCACTAACCTTTAATGATTCAGTTTTAGTAACTGATACCTTACCTCTCTTTGCCCAAAATAGAGTACCTTGTTTAGCATCGAAATTAGTTACTACCTCAGCCTGACCATTACCAATATAATGAACCCAAGCCTTATCATTTCCGTTTGCATTAAGTTCACAGAGTGGGTAGATTTGGTCGAAGATATTAGCTACCTCAACACGTTGGTTTAATCTCTCTATTATCGTCTTTAATAAGTTCATTTCAATAATTCGTTAATGACATCAACAACGTATTGTCCGTGCAATTCTAAGAACTCTTCTTGTTCAATATCTGTAGGTTGGAAGATAGTACCATAGCCTTTAAAGTTACGATTTCCATATTGCAAACCTTCAGCCTTATCTACCTCTGAATCGGGTAATGTTACACTAACTGATAGACCATCTTTAATTACCTCTGACTGCAAGAAACCACCAGCTAACTTACCAGTTAATTGTAGTGGTAATGTAGCAGATGTCTTAGTCTTTAATTGAGCATACCCTTCAGGAAAGTATAATGATTTGATTGGTTTACCTTTCTTTTTTTTACCCTTTGAATCAGTAGTAGATTTTCCAAACTTAAAAGATGCTGGTGCATTTCTAACTGAGTTAGGGTCTACATATATTGGATTAGTCGAATAAGGAAATGTAGGTAATGAATCCATTGCAGTATTAAAACCACCACTTCTACCCTTACCAAATATACGTTTGAACATAACTCTTTTCAAGTTATTACCAGCACGATAGAGTGGTTTAAAATTGGTTAACCACTCTTTATTGAGTGCATCTAATCTTGCGTTCATTTCCTTAATCGTAGCCATCAAGGTAGAGCCGTTACATATTTGTAATTCTTGTTACAATCAAAACAATGTCTATCGTCAGGTAGGCGCATATTTTGTAACATAGCACCTAACTCTTCATTATATCTTGTTGCTGCTATATCACGTGCTGCTACAATACCTTCAGTAGCATCTGATGTAGCAAAGACCTTATTACCTTTGTTAACAGATACCGCAGTATTGACTCTTTGATTAGGTGAAATGGTCAAGGCATAGTTAAATATTTCGACTGCCGTTGCATAGGCTAAAGGCATTGCCATTAATCCACCAATTGAACACAACCAACTTTCTCTATCACAATTCACATTATAAACAAAGGACATACCTTGAGTATACTTCTTATGTGTTGATGATAGTACATTGAACCCATCAGTAGTTAATTCGATTCCAATAGCATCTACGAATGGGCAAATGTGAGCCTCTTTAAGTCTACCACCACAATCAGTACAAGCACCTTTCTTAGTTATCATTTTAGTGGTATCGTACAATGCTTCATAGACAAATGCTAAATCTAACTTTCTACGTTTTGCCTTGAATGTTTTACCTATGAACTCTTCTACTGCTTCACTCTGATAATCGAATGTATCAATCAATTTAAGTGTAGCCATGTCAAATACCAATATCTCTACTGGTGTTGACATAGTGTAAATGTCTATTTGTAATTGACTAAGGTAGAAGTTTAAGAATGATGTATTATTTGGGTCAATCTTAACACGAATACCAGCATACCTACCAGCACCAAGTGCTAAATCAATATTACTTGCATTGGTTAATACCTGACCAATTCTTTTATTTTCAATGATAGTATCTGCTTTCATTGTAGCTTGTAGGCGAGTCAGTATATCACTACTTAACTTTCTCCAAGCAAAGGCTCTCTTACCTTCAAATAATTCTACACCACTTACATACTGGTCAGTTATTAATTGACCTAACAGAGTGGTGTTAATGCCCAAGTCATCTATATATAAGCCTGTAGTTGGCTCTGTTATTGAGCAGCCTTTCAAACCTAATAGTTTCTCAAAGCACATAGTTTCTTTTTTTCAAAGTTATAAAAAAAGGGTGGGCAATTAATCACCCACCCCTCAATAAATTGTAATCAATAAAGATTAAGGTGCTGGATTTACAATAGAAACACAATTCACATAGTTCACACCAGCGAATTTATCTCCAGCCTCATAGATGTCAGTTGGCAAAGTAACAACTTTACCAGTAGCAGTCACGATAACAGATAGGTTACCACAATCGTCTTTAAGAGTCAAGTCAACTGGTACACCAGCGGGTGTGAATGCAATTGTACGTGAGTAAGACATACCTACAGATGGTGTGAAGTTTGTATTCCACTCAGCAAGGTTATAAGATAACCATTGGATAGCACCAGCAGTAGTTACCAATGCAGATGTTTGGTCACCTTGTGCTGCTGCTAAACGTGCATCATAAGCAAAAGCAAAACCATTTTGTTGAGAGATTGCTAAGATATCAATACCACTCTGAGAGCAACATCCAGCCTTTACCGCATTTGCGTAACGCTGCATTGCTGCACCACCGAACGCAATTGGTGCTGCTGGGTAGTTAGCCATTGTTGCTGCTTGTTGAATATCAGCTAAAGCGAATGGGTTAACATTACCACTTGAATCAATTGTAGCAACTTCGATGCAGTCACCATCCATAGTGTAGAAATTTTCTACATCAGTTCCCCAAGTACCAATAGCAGCAACTGCTTGTGTAGCAGCAGCAGTAGCTACTTTTCTATCAATTACGTCCATAAGTCGCATAACTGATTCTAAGAAGTATACACTATTATCTTGGCAATGACGAGCGATATCAGCACCTGAGATTAACTGAGATGCTTGGTAAGTATCAGTAGTCTCTAAGGTGTAAGTTGTTGTAGTGTCACCATATACATTAGTAGCAGTACAATTCATAATTTCTGCACCCTCTTCTACTTCAGTTTCGGGAAGACGTTGAATCCATCGTGCTTCAATTGTGCGTAGTTTACCACCACCAGCAGAAACTTGTTGACGAATTAATTTTACGTTCTCAGGAGAGTTAAGATACTCCAAGAAAGGTAATGACTCACGTTGACCTACCTCAATGAAGAGTTGACCAAGTGGTGCTTGAATGTTTGGACATTCGGATAAAATACGAGAAATTGACATTGTTAGTCGATTTAGAAAGTTAGTTTTTGTCTCATTAAAGGTTGAGATGTTTACCTACTTTTTGATGTCGTGTTAAAGTCACGACTGACTACTTTGTCTTTTTGCGTTGTAAAGATAATACTTTTTTTAATTACCAAACATAACAAGGTCTACTTCCGTGCAAGGGTAAGAAGATAGATAATGAATATCTAACTGACCTCTTAGTAACTTATCCGTGTACCCCTTTTCTATATTTGAGGTGCTAACCTTGTCTCATCAATCTATCTCTTGTTAGTCTTTATAAGTAACCCAATTAACTACTAAGGGAGTGATACCCTCTTGCACTTGTTCGATGTTGACACCTTGAAAGTCATTGCATCTACGCAGTCATTGTTTGTTGGTCTCTTTAACGTAGTTTTTGATTGGTATTCCTACCCTATACTCAGGTCAGTTCGTAACGTATCAACTGACTCAGTAGGACTTAGTAAAAATAAAAAAGCCCTGACTGGTAGTGACAATCAAGACTTTTAATCAAGGTAAGTTAATCCCCTCAAAGTTCTTTACGAATGTCACTACCATTCTGTTACAAAGATAAAAATTAAATTAATATCACAAAAAAAAGGGTAACATTTCTGCTACCCTTTCCCCCATCTACTTTAACTTCGCATAAAAGTAAACCACTATGAACACCCAAAGATACTAATTTATATACCTAAAAAACGTGGATTAACAGATTTTGTTTTGTTTGATTGTACTGGTTCAATAGCTGGAATGTATGCACCTCTTTGATTGATTGCTTTACCTTGATGTACATTTTTTTGGATGATACCAGCATCAGTTGCTTCTTTCAATAACACATCTGAGATACCCAAAAATGAACCAGCCTTTGCAGTTGATTTTAATCTCTCACCACTCTTCTTATCCTTTACGATGGCATTACCATCATCTTCTAAGTCTATCACATACTTTTCTGCAATCACAGATTTAAAACCACGTAATGTAATATCAGATACAGATGGGTCAATCTTAATAGCAGTAAGTTCTTTTTCAAAGATTGAGTTGATTGAATTAATCTTACTTTCTTCTTTTACTTTCTCCTTGTACTTGTCGAACTGAGTCATTACATCTTGTCGTGCAGAGTCCACTTCATTATGTTTCTTTTCAAGTGATTTGTACTTAGACTCCCACTCCTTGATTAAGGTCTCAGAGCCATTACCTGATGCTCTTTTTTCCCACTCTTCACGTTGTGCTTCAAATGATTCTTTAGCACGTTCAGATGCACTCCTAAGTACCTCTTCTACTTTCTTATCTTTGAAATCATCTTCAGTAAGAACAATACCAAATGGTTCAAATGCCTTTCTTGCTACGTTGGTAATGCTACCAGTTACTCTTCCAATCTTTGAAGATAACTCCTCAGACTTTATCCATTGTTGAGTAAATTTTTCCTTCGCTTCTTCGATTGATTCTGCGCTTTCTAAGTTTAGGAACTTCACCAGTTCCAATGCTTCTGCTTCCTTCATTGTTATTTATGTTTAGTTCAATTGGTTTTAATTCTAATCTGCGACCACCATTAAGTATAAGTAGTTCAGCAACCATATTGGAGACTTTTTTAATCTCACCTTCAGGCATTACTATTACGTTCATCGTGTAAAGATAATAATTTTTTGATTGTGTTATATTGGTTTAAAACCTTTTGCTTTTGCATTAATTATGTTTAATAAAAAAGCCTACTTTTTAGGTAGGCTTTGGCTAATATTGGAATATAAATTAACACCATAAATCGTATATATATTCTTCAATAATGGACATTGATACATTCTCATCATATCCATCATTAATAAGATGTTCTATTACTGATTCTGTTAATCCTTCATAAGTAGAGTGAGTGAATCCATCATAGTTGTCTTCATATTGCGCTCTTGCATATGATGGTTGATTTTCTGCAATTTCAGATATTGCTTTTGTAATTTTTTGTGTTATATTCATTGTGTGTATGTTTAAGTAATTAAGACTGCAAACATAATTATTTATTTAGATACTGCAATGCCTTATCATATATATTTACATTTCAGCAAAGTTTATTTGATGATTCCCAATTCTTGTATTCAAAGAATCTTTTAAGACTATATAACTCTGATTTCTGCTTTAAATTAAAAGGTATGCATTTATCTATCTCGTTAATATAATCTACATAGTAATCTTCAACATATGATTTAGAAGATGCAAATGAATACAATGCTGACCATTGTCCACTATGCCAATGTGATGATATTTCTTGCGCTCTATTCTTAGATATAATTGTGCCAATTGGTTTTTTCATTTGGCAAATCTCTTAAATTATTTTGATTTGGCAATGCCTATTCTAAATAATTATTTATTTTTTTCTCGTATTGAATCAGGCATTTTAACCATAAATACAAAATCTCCTTTTTGCCCTTTCACAACTTCATTATGTGATTCAATTTGAAGTACAAAATTTGTAGGTATGCCTTTTGGAAATGCCTTACAAGTACCAGTACCATTAATATAGAACTCACATACATTACAATTACTATCCATATTAATCAATTATTTTGATGTTATTATTGTCAAATATAACTATTTGCTGACCTCCATTACTATCTATTTTACTAGTCTTAAAATAGAATGCATCATATCCTAACTCTTCTGCTGCTTTTCTTATTGATGAATAATAAACATCAGGTAAGTATCTTAAATTTTCATTATAATAATCATCTGCTTTTCTTATTGCTGCTCTTCTTTCAGGTGTATTTGCTGGATATTTTCTATATTCCGCATCTAAGTCATAGTAAATATTAAGTTTTTCTTTTCTATTTTTTTCTTGACTATCAAATATCTTATTAAATTTTGATTCTAATTTAGGTTCATCTTTAAACAATCTCTTTATATATTGACTTTGTGCATCTTCAATGCTTATAGCTTTTTTTCTACTTAAATTAGTAACTGCATCGTCATCATAAACAAATGGTTTTTTAATATCTACTTTAGTTTCTAACACCTTCGGATTTTTACCTTCTAACAAATTATTGTAAAACTTACTGACTTTTTTATTGTCAGTTAAGTAAGTACCCTCACCCATAAATTTACCAATAGTCAATTTACCAGATTTAAATCCTTCACTTTTTATTGATTCAACATTATTGCTTGGTGTTGAATGGTAGAATGTTTCTTTTAACTCTGAATCTTTTATAAATTCATCAATCTCTTTTTTATTTTTTAGTAAGAAATCTCCTATAAATCCTTCTGCCTTTGCCCTTGCTTTGACTGATGGGTCAACCATATCTGCTTCTATTGGTACTAAGTAGTGTCTGCAATTCCACCCACCAACAAAGGTAAATATTGATTTGGCATCCGTTCCATCTATTCGACCAGCCCAAGTACCATCTTCAATGTCATCAATACCTCCTGAATTAATACCTCTACCCCATTGTTGTATCTCATCTCTATGAAATACTTCACCCTCACGATGTTGACAAAATGGTCTTGTAGTTGGAATCTCACCACCAAGATATTCAAAATAGATAGCACCAATAGTTTCATTAACTGCTGCTGAATAAGACCTATCTGCTACTGCTTGAGCAGTCAATGCATTTGTTTTAATATGCCTTAATAACAATCCTTCAGTAGCATCTGTACCAACTATAACACCTTGTAGTGCATTGATGGTATCTCTAAGTGGCGCACGAGCAGATATGTTAGTCACTAACTGCTCAACAAATGGTTGAGTTACATTGTTCTTCAATCCACTACCTATGAACGTATCAATTGCATTGGTCTTAGATATTTGTAACAACTTAGTTTGGGCAGCCGTTGGTTCAAATGCTGGGTCAAATTTTGAAGCCACCTCATTAGATAACACAACACCTTCATCAATTGAATTAAGAAAGGTCTTGATAACTGCTTGATATTCTTTACCAGCTAATGCCTCATTCAACTTATCTGCAATGATTCCAATTCTTGCAACATTGTTATCACTTTGAATGATGTTACCAGTAGAATCTACTTCTAAATCATTAATGACTGGTAGTAGTTCTTTCCATATCTTCAATTGCACCTTTTCGGTAGCAGTACCCATCTTATCAGGTGTGCTATCAAAGAGTTTGATTTTCTCCTTTACGATGTCACTAAGCGATGCCACTCAATAGATTTTGTTGTGCTAATTGGATAGGGTCTAATACCTCACGTACCTTACCTACTGCTGCTTCTCTTAGCTGAACTATTTGGTCTTGCATTGGCTGGTCTAAGAATGCATTATATTCTGCATTAGGTATGAAGTTTCTTATCAATTCCATCACAAGTTGAGGTGCTGATTGATGCAAGACATCTTGCCATTTCTCAATAGTACCTAAACCAAGTCTTGCTACTATATCTGCTTGACCCATCAATAGAAGTTCATCAGCATTCATTATCAATTCATATACCGCTGCACTTTCATCATCAGTATAGTTGATAGCTTTGATATAGTTGTAAACATTGGCATACGTTACCGCTGGAGGTACACCAGCCTTAATACCTTCCGATATAACTGCAAGGTAATCACTTGGAGTTGAGATGTCAAATGAAGTAGGATATACCAAAGTAACACCACCAAAGTATTCACCATAGCGCATCTGTCCAATCGTGTTAAGCATGAACTCATACATTCCGAATAATTGGTCACTAATAGGTTTAACAAACGCATACAAGGCTCTCATCTTATTGAGTGAACCAGTAGCAGTTGATGCCTCGCCAATAGTACCAGCAGCATCACTTGAAGGTAGATGTAATACACTCCTTGACTTATCCATCTGAGTATTAATCTCAGTTCTAAGAAAAGTCAATGTGTCCATTGGTGGACTTACAAACTTCATGTAGTCTCCACTTAATCCACTATCACCCTCACTCATTGATGTCTTAGGTTTAACTAAGAGCATACCAGTAGGACTAAATCTACTCTTTACACCAGCACCATTACAACTGCCACAAGTACGATAGCCACCACCGATAGGGTCAAATATCTGACCATTGTCACATCTGTTACCCTCTCTATCTACAAACTCGCATATCTCACCTAATGCAACCATGAAAGGAAATGCACTTGTAGCCTTTGACATTTGTAAGTATGATTCATCTAATATCACTTGGTCAAGTAATGGAACTGCTGTAATGAATGGAGATTGAAACACCAATTCGTCATTAACTAAGAGTGGTGTACCCATCAACTTTCTGCAAGGTACATAGCCTAAGTCATGCTGAAAATAAACAATTGGTTCACCAAATGTTAAATCACTTTTCTTACCTACTTGTTCAATACGATAGATGTAGGTATCATCAAACAATTCAAGTATTATACCACTCTCTTCAGTCTTACTACCTACCTTAACATAACTCTTATCTTCATCAATTACCAAATACCACTTACCATATTCTTGACCTACGATACGTTTGCAGTTATAATAAGATGGCATTGGTTTAATAAGGTTGTTACCAAGTAACACCTCTTCACCATTATCATTTTCATCTTCACTATCAAAGTCTTCAGGTTCGATGGCAATGATACCATTAGGGTCAATCAACTTTAGAGTAGGTAACATTGATTTTACGAATGCCTCAACACTACCAAACTTTTCAATCTCTTCATTGATAAATCTGCTAAAGGTATCTTCACCAAATCTTTCATCTAACTCAGGTCTTACATTGATTGACCAGTTTTGGTCAGCAAATGCACGAGAGATAGTTGCTTTAAAATCTTCAAAGACATTAAGAGTAGTTGCCTTGTAGTTAGCCTTGATATACTCGTATTGAGCCTCTGTTTGGTTTGGACTTCTAACAGATAGAAGATGGTCAGGATAGACATCAGCACGAGCATGAGGTAAGATTGAATCATACATCATAGCAGAGAAATTGTACCCATCCCAGTATTCAGGATATTGGTACATTCCTACCCTACGTTTTGAGATAGGGTTAGTCATTGACCTTGACTTATCATTCTCGAATGCCTTATGTTTATAGGCAAACTTTCTGACTATCTTATTAACCTCTTCTATAGAGAGTGCCATTATGCTACTGATTTAGGTGTTGTAGTATTGATGATGTGTGAGCCACAAGACTTAGAACGACAAAAAGAAACTTTCATAGTTTTAGTATTTAGAGATTAATGAGATGCCACGACCCTCAGGTGTGTTAAGTGTAGTAGTATCGTAGCCATAGTGTGCTGCATACTCAACTATTCTCTTAGGGTCTTGTAAATGAATTGTATCATGGTATGCTATTACACCACCACGACTAACCAACTTTTCTACTAACTTAAATTCAGGTAGGATTGATGCCCAAGAATGGTCACCATCCACGAAGATTAAGTCAAAGTGGTTATATGGTAACTTACCAAGTTCATCGTGAGAATTACCTAAGATAAAGTCAATAGCCTTACCGCCATCTTCCATGTATAGCTTAGTTGCTGGTGTACGATAATCATTTATATCAATACCAACATATTGACCACCTTTAGGTAGTGACTTAATAAGGTGTTGTGTTGTTTCACCCTCAAAGACTCCTATCTCAAGAATGGTCTTGTACTTAGACATTCTAACTAATGATGCTAAGAACTGCCCTACCTCATCTTCTGAGTTCCAGTCATGTCTTGCAACCTCTTTAAATGTTTCAGTAGTTACTATTTCTGTTACGACCTTCTTAGGTCTCCCTACTTTCTTGGTAGATTTTTCTTTCATTTGTTAACGTATTTTTGACCTATAATTCTATCAATATGGAATTGATGTATTTTGTTTTGAGTTCGCATCATTACCTTCATTAACCTATCTAACCACTCTGTATAGAATCGTGATGTAAAGTTACGACCTCCATAGTAAGACTGAAAGTAATAGTTATCTGTTACCTCTTTAAATGACAAACCACGAACAGATGCAAAGTGAATAAACCCAGTCTCAGATTTACCCTCACCTACTATACCATCATTCTTATAAGATGGGTCATATGATGTCATAGCCAATGCAACATTCATATAGAGTTCATCAGGTTGACCATTACCCCACTTCATTCTAAGTCTATTGGTAGGTAGCTGATTCGTTGTATAAAGGATTCTAAGCACTCCAAATAAATCTTTTGACTCTTTGCTCTTCTTAATGAATTGAAGGCTGCTATTAATAGCTGGTAGTATGGAATCGTTTTCTAATTTAAAATGCTCCCAAATATCATC